GAAGCCGCCAGTTTCCATATCCTGCAACACCATAGGCTGGGTAATCATAGCCTTTAAGGCTACTGGCGTGCCTCCAGGAACGATTTTAACGGTGATGTCCTTGCCTACCTCATTAAGGACGGAAAGGGCGTCTACAGCGGCATCTTCAAAAAATCCCATATGCTTTGCCCTAGGTCAAAAGGAAGAGGCCGCCCCCGAAATGGAGCGGCCTCTTTGCGTTGGCGCGTGAGGGGGACACTTGCCCCCTCGAAACCTTACGAGGTGAACTTGATCTTCTGGAGCGCGTCGGGGTTACCCTTCGCAGAACCGATGAGCCAAGTAGCGGACAACTTGTGGAGACCCTGCGTCCAGTCGTACCAGTAACGGAGAGCGTACGAGAACTGGCTGTCGGGGTCGGTCACGATGGTCTGTTCGCCACCACCAGTCGTGGGAGCGGCAGGGACGCGGGTCACGACGACAAGACCTTCGCGGCAGGAGACGACGCCATTGAGGCCAGCCTGGATGCCAGCGGCGTCGAAGCCGTTGTACTCGTAGAAGTCAACGCCGTGGATCATACCGAGGCGGTTGCCGCGAATGACATCAGTCGTGCCGATGGAGAACGCCTGCGCGATGACAGGGTCGGAGATCAACTGCTGGTAGGCATCGGGCGAGACGAGCGCGGCGCGGCCTTCCTGCGGAAGGTTGGCGAGCGTAAGGCTCTTGGCGATGTTGGAGACAGCGATGCGGTTGAAGTTGGCCTGCGTGCCAGAATAGCCATCAGCGAAGTCGTTATCGACCTTGGTGAGGACTTGGTCGAACAGCGACTTGACGACAGCGTTAGCCATCGGGGCCATAAACAGGCGGCGCAGACGATCCAGGGAGAGGGTAGCAACTTCGTAGTCGGTGAACCCGATGGTGACGTGCTTCTGGTCAACAAGGGTAACAGGAACGTCGGTGGACACGGCGTCAACGGTAGCAAAGCCAGTCGCGCGAGAGTAGTCGGCGGCGGTGAACTTGCCAGCGTAGCGGGTGTGTACAGTCGATCCGCGTTCAGCAACATAAGCGCCGAAGTCGGTGACCGCGATTTTGGTGAGAGGCTGGAGTTGCGGAACGAGCGTCCGCAAGGATTCTTCAGCGACGAGTTGGAGGGTTAGACCTCCGATTGCGTTAGCCATAGTATTTTAGTAGGGTGAGGGGTGAAAGGTATTACGAAACATTTCCAGTAACTTTCTCAAAGCCAGTCTTGGAAACTTCGTCTCGGTAACGATAGTTGAAACCGATTTCAAAATCCATTGGGCCGCCTGGAGGGGAGGTTTCCGTAAGTTTAACGCTAAAGGAAATATTGGTGACGCCGCTGTTTGCGTTAGCATCAGCAACAATCAAAGACCAGTTTGCAGTTAGCAAAGCGCCAAGTTCGGCGGTGAGGGTAGCGGGAAGTGCCATAATGGTTTAGCGAAGGTTAGCGGCGGCCAGGATCGCGGAGCGATTGGTATTATAGAAAACTTGCGCGGCCTTGGCGTCCTTCTGCTTGATGGCCGCCCATTCTTGAGCGATTTCATCATTCGTCTTGGAAGCCGTTTCATCAGCGACAGGTGCGCATTCCACAGGTTCGACGCCTACGGAGGCGGCAATCTTGGCGGCCTTTTTGGCGGCGGTCTCAAAAGACTGCTCCAGGGCGGCGTACTTCTTCGTGGCTTCGGAAACGGTGTTTTCCATTTCGGAGATACGAGCGGCGGCCTTGGCGAGTTCAACCTTATGTAGGTCGGCAGACTTCGTCAGTTCAGCAACAATGGCTTCCTTTTCGGTGAGGGAGGTGCGGGCGGCAGTCAGTTCGGTGGCAATGTTATCCACTTCAGCAGACTTGATACCAAGCGCTTCCTTGATCTTATTAAAAGACTCTTCGATGGTCATATTGCAATTAGCCTAGAGTCAAATTTAGGACAAAATGATGGCGTCGATGCCATCCACGATGCCAGTAACAAGACCCTTCTGGGCGGCCTTCTTGCCCTCAAAGACTTGGCCTTCCATATCTTCATCTTTGGCAAATAAGCGGCGGCGCTTGATGGTCTGCTTGAACTGGTCGTGACGCTCATCTACGTCCTCCTGGAGGAACTTCTTATCTTCCTTGGTGAGGGATGTGCCTTCCAGACCCATCGCCTTATGCTTGCCAGCCTTGATTACGTCCATTTTGACGCCTTCCATAGCATAGGCTTCGGTAAGATCAGCAAATGCGATGTATACCCCGACCGACCCCCAAGCAGAGGAGGGGGTGGCGTAGACTCGGTCACAGCGTGAGGCCAGTTCGTATGCGGCAGAGCAACACTCGGTCTCGCTATAGGCCGTGGTGCGCTTTGCGGACTTTTCAATCTTTTCTCCCAGTTCCTCAAGGCCATCGCACGTCCCGCCTGGAGAGTTGAATTCAAGGACAATTTCCTCAACCGACGTGTCGGCTAATGCCTTTTTAAGATTTTCGGTAACGTCGTTCAAATCGACGGCATTGCAACGCTTCTCGATTTCGGAGAGGTTTTTTCCGATTACACCACAGACAGGAATAATGGCCTTATTGCCAACAATCTCCATCTCGCGCGGCTTACCGAACATTAACTCCAGCATATCGTTGACGGCGCTGGCGCTAGTTTCTGGGGTAATATTAATATCGGAAACAGCGTCCAAGTAGGTCTTGGCGCGCATCAAATTGATCTTCAGAGGACGACTGCCCTTGAATGCGTTAAGGAGGTTCTTCATTGGTTAGAAAAAAATAAAAATAAAATCAGCGACCTAGGGGGTCTTCTTGCTCATCGGATTCAGCATCATCGATGTCAAGTTGGGTTTCCTTTTGTTCACCCTTTTCGTTTTCATCATCAGCCTGTTCATCGGCCTCGACGTTGTCGGAATCGCTAATGTCTTGAAGGCCAACATTAGTCGGCTTCAAAAGCATCCACAGAGGGACTCCGTATTCCTTGGAAGCATCAATGAACATCTTGGCTTCGACGGCACGACGACGAAGCATCGTAGAGAAGTGTTCGCCTTCTTCTTGGCAATTCTCGCCAATGGTCTTTAGGCCAAACTCGATGTCGGCGCGGTTCTGGGCGGCATCTCGGCCAGCGTCTACTGTGACCCGCTTGGGCGTAGTCCAGATTACCTTATTCCAGTTCTCACAGGACGGAAGTTCTCCGCGAGCAATGGCATTGCCAATGACGTAACCCCAGACAGGAGTGAGGAATCGGTTGATTAAGACGCGCTGTAGGTGCTGGAACTTGCGGTCAGCCTTTGCCACAATAAGGCGCATTGAACTGCCACTAGCCTTGGAAGGATCATAAAGGAATTCATAGGGTAGAGTTCCAGCAACGGAATCACGAACAAGATATTCAAGGAATCCATTGAAGGTCGGGTTGGGACGATTCGATTGGAAGGACTCTAGACGTTCCCCTGGAGCGAGAGCAAGGATTTTACCGCCAATAAAGGTGGACGCCTCATTAGGGTTGGTCAGACCATCACCATAGTCCTGTGGGCGCATCCCAAAGGCTTCAAAGTCGGATTGTGCGCCATCAAATTGGGCAGTCTCGCGGGTAAGGGTACGGACGACGTCGCCGTTCATCTTGACCGCAAATTTCTCAAGGCTAACGATTTCCAGCATATCAACGATGTTATTGATGCTGTGTTGAAGTGGGCTGTACGCGCGAGCGCCAGACGCTACTTCTGGCTCATAAACGTGCATCACGGCATTAGCGCCAACCTTCCTGGATGATCCGTCAGAGCGAATGATATTAAACCAATCTGGTCGGCCATACTTGCCGAAGTGGATACCATCCACCATATGCGGCTCTGGGGCAGAGGCATTTGCGCAGGCAACGCGGTGGGATTCAATTAACTGAATGCGCGGCTCACCAGAGGCATTGCGGGTCTTAATTGGGAAGCATTCGCCATCACGATATACGAGGCGCGCGATGATATGCTGGAGTTCGTAGAAGTTAAAGCGGCCAGTAATGTCGCAAGGATTGGAAGCCCATTCGTCAAAGTACTCTTCGTATTTCTGGTCTACGCTGGCAAAGCCAGTCCTGGACTGCGCCTTGATGCCGTCACCTACCGAATACAAGGCCATATCGGATAGAATCTGGCGGATTACGCCAGCGTTCAACTCCATCCAGCGCATTTTGCGCGTAGTTTCAAGACGGTCAAAAACCGTCATCGTCTTCTTGAAATCAGTCGGCCAAGACGACCAAATCCAAGAACGCTTGTTAGAGAACTTTGCCGACTCGAAATTCGAGAAGATCCCTGGACCACCTGTGGCCTGTTTCTTCAAGGGATCAGAAGAGGACTTCTTCTTTTTTTCGGGAGTTTTGCGCGCCATAAATCTTAAAGACCTCGGAAGTTGTTCAGAAGGTTACCGACGCGAGTGCGGTCAATTCCACCATAAATTTCTGGGGCTTTGATTTGCAGGGCGTAGCGGCATTCCAGAAGAACGGTAGGAGGATCGATAGGCCAGTCCTTTCGGATGTCCGTACCAGAGTCTTTGTATTCCATAATCGTTTTGCCTTCAGTAACGATTGCAACGGCTTTATCTCGGATAAGTTCAATCTGAACTATCGTAAGGGTCATAAAAATGCCCTTTGGAGAAGTAGACCCACGATAATGAACGAAAGCCATAGCAAGAATTGCCAGAAGTCAAATGGGCCTATTATCTCCCCCACAACAACGACGCTTGAGAGCCACCCAAGACCATTAAGGAGATAATAGGCTTATTTAGACGATTGTAGAATCTGCGGCCTTGTCAACTGCCTTTTCGTCAGTTGCGTTCTTATTTTTACCTCTGCCGATCAGTTTAGCCATCAGCGCGGGAAGGATGCCCATAGTTTCGCAATCCCAAAGGTGATTTGGTCTTTCACCGATTTGAACCCAAATAGGCTTCCCAGACTCTGTTCTGGTGCGGTGTTCGGACTGCATCTGCTTGCGGTACTCCTCGCCAGCGTCTTGGGCGTAGGTGTGGTGTCCAGCGCGGCGAAGACGAGAGAGTGTGTCCTTGAGGACTAAATTGGAGAACTGGAAGACTCGGCAG